CTCAAGTGCCCTAGCGTATTCCTGCGGCGACGTGATTCCGGCTTTGAGGTTCTCCGTCAACGCCTGGACGCGGATGCCGAACTTGTCCTGGGCGGCGACCGCCGCTGCCGACTCGCTGCCGAACTTCTTGAAGACCGCCGTGACGCTAGCGGCCTCTTTGTCTAACTGCTGCAACGCTTTTTCGACGGGCGACAAGCTCTGCCGAACGCCCGTGGCGTCCGCAGAAATCTTCATCGCCAGTGAGAGCACGTTCGCCATCAGTCGAATCCAAGTTGTTTTTTCAAGTCCAAAATCACGTCTCGTGCTTGGACTGCGTGCTGCGGAGGTTTCTCGATCGGGTTGAAGTCGCTCGCCTTCGGTGTCTTGCCCTGCTCGCTATACGGTGCCAACGATGCCGAGACGATCAGGCCCGTCTCGGCCCAACTGTCAGGAAGTGCGTGGTAGTACCTCGTGAACGCCAGCCACTCGGCAAGCTCGCGCGTCGTCATCCGACGCTCGATCTCGCCGACCGTCATTCCGAGATGCCCCGCCAGCCGGAAGACGAATCTTCGCAGCGGGCGGATGTTCAGTTTTTTGCTAACTCCTCCACATCCGATTCCGACATCGCGTTGTGCTTCATCGCCTTTTCGAACAGCGTCGAGACGACCTTCGCCGACTTGCTCGCCAGCTTCTCGACCTTCTCGTCAGTGAACAGCCGCTCGCCGGTCTCGGGATGGCAGAGGCAGCGGGCGAGAAACTTCGTACGGAAGTTGTCGATGCCCGTCTCCCGCTTGCCGATCCACTCACGCTCGTAGGCGTCACGCTCGCCGACGGTCATCACGCGGATGCCGAGCGTCATGTTGCCCCACTCCTTCACCGTAACCTTGAGGATGCCCAGGTCTTCCGCCGCCATGATCTGCGCCGCGAGTTCTTCAACCGTCAGTGCCATTGTCAATCCTTCAGTTGGGAGCCAGTTTGAACGTCGCGGCATACCGTGCCACGTCGTTGACTTTCCCCTCAAGACGCAGCGTCTGGCAGATGGCCTTCGCCGTGAACGTCAAGCCGCCGCCGCTGATGTCGAGCGTGGCTTTCTTGCCGTACTGGGCCAGACTGATCTGCGCCGTCGAGAGGCACGAGATGTCTATAGCACCCATGTCCAGCGACCAGCCGGCCGGCGAGTGCGTGCCGCCGCGGTACGTCGGCAAACTGCCGCCGACGAGCACCTTGATCTCGGTGACCTCACCGAGCTCGACGGTATCCCACTTCGCCGTGACGCCCGTACATACTGTCGCCATGACGGGCCTCCGTCACGCGACTACACGCGGGCGATGCGGATCGTCGCCTGCCCCCGGATCGCGTCGTTCACGGCCAGCGTCAGCGTGCTGGAGTTCACCGTGTAGGCCACGCCCGAAAGCAACGTGCTGCCACCCGTGACGATGGTGCAGGTGCCGGTCGAAGCGTCGGCGATGATGTCTTTGCCGAGGTAGTTGAACTGCACGCTGCGGCCCGTGTCGGTCGTGCTGCCCTTGAGCGGGCGGTCAACGGTTGCCAGCTGCGCACCCGTGGTCAGGCCCAGGTGCGAAACGTCAATCTTCTCTTCGTCAGCCGTGGGGTCGGTGAACGTGACGACGATGTTCGACACCGTGTAAAACGTCGCGCCGAGGCGAAGCGTCGTTCCGGCACCATCATGGGGAGTGGCTGACATTTGGAAGTCTCTCCTAGTTCTCGACCCACATCACGGAATACGTTTGAGTGACGCTGTAGACCGGCGGCATCTCGCCGCCCGCCAACTGCACGAACCCGTCCGCCTCGTTTTCTAGGCTGACGTTCTTCACTACGGTCGATTCTGCCTCGCCGGTGCCGAAGCCATCCAGAACCAGCCGGCACTTGTCGGCCAGGTCTCTTACTGCCTCGTATGTGGTGGCATAGCAGTCCACCGCGAGCAGCACGGTCGGCGTGCCCATCGGCCCGGCGAGGGTGTGTTCCCGCTGGACGCCGGATCGCCGCCACGTCACAAACGGCAGATCGGCCGTCGCGGGGGCGATGACGGGATACACCCTGGTGCCCACCAGGGCCGCCACGGCGGCGTCTGCGACCAGGGCAGACCGGCAGACCTGTTCGGGGCTCTTGAGCGGCATACGGCACTATGCCACGCCCGGCGGGGTGGCTTGCAGGCTAGCCGGGGCCGAGGGTGTCGGTGCCGGTGATGGACCCCGAGTCGCGGACCCGCAGAGCCGCCCACGCCTCGCCCAGCGACAGGGAGAGTTCCCGCTGGAGGTACTCGGCTACTCTCGACTGGGTGTCGTTGAAGGCCGTCAGGACGGGCGGGCGACCGGCGTTGCCACCGACCGGCATGGCCGGGATTCTTATCGGCGTGGACGACTTTTTGAAAAACGCCCTCGGGTAAGCAGGGTTCGTAGAAAAGCCCTTCGTCCCACGAATTCTTTCAATGCTGAATTGCCCGAGCTCGTTATAGCTGCTGGCGTAGTACGCCGGTTTGGTTGGCGTCACATTGTGCGAACTGACAGCATGGGCGGATACTGGGTGTGCCTTGCGAGTGGATGCCCTTACCGAGATCGACTTGCCGTTCTGTTGGCGAACATAAGCCGTAACCGGGTGCTCTTTGCGGAAAAACCCTGGCTTCGAGTATCCGCTACGCGAGTAGCTCTTGGGCGGCGTCGGCTTGTCGATGACTCGCTCTTTGGTGCCGAACTCAAGCCACCACTGATGGAAGCCGCGGTCCGGCCCGACCTGCACGGAGCCACCCGCCGCGCTCGCGCTGCGGCCTGCCCCGGCTCGCTGGTAGCCGACGATCCCGACCGCCACGCCTGTGTTGCGGTACTTCACCACCTTCTGCGCCACCGCCCGCTTGAGGTTCCCCGTCGGGCCAACCGGCGTCACCTCGCGGAGCCGCTGGTACATCGGGTAGATCGCCTTTTCGATAGCGTCACCCAGCACGTCGGCGGCATCGGCCTTGGGGAAGAACGCCCGAATGTTGTCGCGGAGCGACCGCAGTTCGTCGGTGTTGATGCTCAACTGGATGCCGGCGACAGCCATGGCTAGGTCGTCTCCTGACAGAGCAGCTCGTGCTCGCTGCGATTGGCGTGCTCGAGGAGCGACACGATCTCCAGCGTGCGGCCACGCCACACGATCCGCATCCGCTGCGTCAGTCCGGTCAGATACCGCAGCCGCACGCGGTGCGAGATCTCGGTCTGCTGCTGCCCGGCCAGCAGGAACTCGCGGGCCGTCACGCCCTGGACGCTGGCCCACACTTCCGCGAACGTCTCATCGTAGACGGGCACCATCTCGCCCATCGCGTTTTTTGTTTCGCGGTAGGCCAGGACGGTGATCCGCTCGCGGAGGTCGCCGGCCTTCATCACGAGATGCTCCCCTCGCCCACGATGACGATTTTGTATGGAGCCCCAGCGGTCGAGGCGATGAACAGACTAGAAGCCGTCGTTCCCGCCGCAGTCGGGTTCGTGCAGAGCAGCACGCCACCGGGCGGGACGCTGCCCGAATACGCTCCGGTCACGGTCAGCGTGTGCGTCGTGCCGGTGTTCTCGATGTAGAGCACCTTCGCGGCCGTGAACGAAATCGTCACGCTCGCGCCGTCGCGGGTGTCGGGCAGGGACGACAGCTGCAGCGTGTCGGTGCCGCCCGACGTGCGGGAGTCGCTGTAGATGATCTGGGCCTGGTTGGCCCCGGTGCCGTCTCCCAGCGACAGGAAATGCTCGGCCTTCGTGACGCGGGTGTTCTTGGCGATGTCGGCGGTGTCGGTTTCGATGCCGACGATGCGACAGAGGATCTCGGCCGAAAGGCTCATGTGTACGATCCCCACGAGACGGTATCGAGCAGCCGCATCGCCGCTAAGGGCATCGCACCGTCGCCACGCTTCTCGTAGAGTTCGTGGACGCACATGAGGATCGCCGACTTCACGCGCTGCGGCACGGTCGTCGGATCGCCGTAGCCGGCCCACCACGTCACGGTGACGGCGTTCTGGTCGATCAAGTGGCTCGGCCAGGAACCAGCGTAGAGCGTGCGGATCGCCCCCGGCGTCGAGTCGCGGTCGATGCGGTACTCCGACGCCGAGAGCGTGGCCGTGCCGCCGGCCTCGCCCGTGACGTAGGTGATCGTCACGGCCGTCGCCGTGCCCGAGGCGATCATCGGCGGGCGGGGCAGTTCGATCTCGGCCGGGAAGGCGTCGAGCTTCATCACGAGTTGCTGCGTGACCAGAGCCCGGTCGATGTAGTCCTCGACCCACTCTCTCGCCGTCGTGATGTAGCCCTGAATCAGAGCATCGTCAGCGGACGCATCGACGCGGCAGTGGGCCTTGGCGTCCGCGAGCGACACGGGCTCCACGACCGGGCCGGTCGTGCGCTTGAGGCTGCGGTAGCGTCTCATTGCCGTCGTCGCTTTCTCGGTGTCACGTCGGCCGACTCGGCCGCCGGCTCCACGCTCGCCGTTTCGATCAGCGTCTGCTGGTCGTCCCGCACCTCGGTCGCGTACTCCCAGGCGATGAGGTTCAAGGCCAGCCGCTCGGGCACCTCGATCACCTCGCCGGGCTTGTAGGCACCGTGCGGCTTCGCCATTCGTATTTTCATTCTTCGCCTACCTTCCATGCAGACTTCGGCGGCTTCCGCGTCTCCTGCCATTCGTTGCAGTATTGGAAAACCGGCTGGCCGAGTTCCTGGCTAGGCCAAGTGATGACATACTCACCGTGCCCGATGCAGACCCGCGGCGTGATGTAGAGCCGGTTTCCGGCCGCCTTGAACTGCCGCCAGAAAGAGATGTCGGAATCGACCCGGCCCTCGCCCCAGCCGCCCTGCGGGTCGGGCGTTTCGTGGAACCAGGGTTTCGCCATCCGCCGCAGGGCGGCGGTCGAAATGATCGTGCAGCCGAAATGTGCTGTGTCCACCTGTTGCACGGGATGCCCGAACCACTCACGCGGCACCTGCGTCACGCCGCCCTCGGGCGGATTGTCCAGCGTGTCGAGCAGCGTCAGCATCGGACGCCCGTCCTCCCGCTTCGTCTGAATCGGAGCCAAGGCGTCGCACTGGAACGTCATGGCGAGAGCGAAAAGATGCTCGATGTTCTCCTTCGACACGAAAGAATCCATGTCCAGCGTGATGATGTATTCCGTGGTCGGCTCGAACTTCTCCAGCATCCGCGTGAGCACCTGGCTCCAGAACGCGCCCTGCCCCAGCGTCGGGCGGATGTGCAGCGGCATCATGGCTTCGATGAAGCCGAAGATGTTGATGAGCGGGCCGAACCTCGGCCCCGACAGAATCGCCTCGCACCGCACCTCGACCGACGAGCCGCCGACTTGCACGAGCATGGATTTTCCACTTTCCAGAAAATAGAAAACGGCGGGGAGGCACGATTGCCTTCCCCGCCGTCTACTGTGCTCGTCGTGTCAAGCGAATCAGCCGACCGCCTGGGAGCTCACGCCCTTGTCGGACGCTGACGCCGGGCCAGCCTCGCCCTTGCTCAGACGGCAGGTCGTGACGACGCCGCACGTCGAAGCCGGGGTCGCGTACACGGTGAGATACCGCTTCTTGCCCTTGAGGTCGATGTCGAACCGGTGGGCGTAGCCGACACCAGCGGTAGCCGTCACACCAGCAGCGACCGTGAAGTCGGTGCCGGCGACGAAGCCGCTGATGTTGGTCTGGCCCGACCCGCTCACGTCGCTCTGGGCCACCCGCAGCACGTTGGCTGCGGTCGTGGGGCCGCTGGCCGAGGTGAAGGGGGAGAACAGAACGTCGATCGACGCGTGGTTGAAGTTCAGCGTGTCGATCTCGAGCGAGTGGGTCGCGGTCAGGGCCACCGAAGTCTCGGCCTTGCTGACGCTCTTCGTAGCAGCAACGTGGTTCATGGGATCAGGGTTCTCCTGGGAAGGTGTCAGTATCAGCCGAACTTGAGGGCCACGACCGGGCCGGCCTTGGTGGTCGAACCGAGGTCATGCACGACCATCGCGTTGCGGGTCGTCGCGAAGGTGAGCGTCTGGTCGAGCTCGATGTACCGCTCGCTGGCGGTCTTGATCGAGATGGCCCGACGCTCGCCGAACGTGGCCGCCTGCGACA